AACCATGATAAACAACCGAAAGCAGACCATTGCCGAAAGGCTAAAAGCAATTGCGCCTCATTGGTCACAGGCACAGCGCACAGGATGGGCATACCGAAACGAGGTATCTCTTGCCACCGTTAACCGCTACCTGGCGGGAAACATCGGTAGCATCCCGTTAGCCGAGGCCATTCTATCCGAGGCCGAGAAATACGCGCCTGGCAAGCAAATAGCCAAAACAAGCTAAAAAGAATTCCAAAATCAATTTCCAAAATTCCAAAATCAATTTCCAAAATGTACAAGGGAAAGTATTCGTTCAGCCAAAAGACGCAGAAAGCGATTAATGAGGGCGGTCAATCCATCAGCCTCCGTTCTGCCATAGAAACCGAAATACGCATGATTAGCCGCCGCATGGATGCCAACCTCATTCCGGCAGACCTGCGCCCCGGTTACCAGCTTAAACTTGATCATTTGAATGAAAAATTAAAAAATCTTGAACCATGATTTCATTCAAGATACTGGCGGTATTATCCATCGCAATGGTAGCCACCACAATCGGACTTAAAGTATTAGAAATCATTTTCCACAACAATAAAACAACCAAAAATTATGAACGAAAAAATCACACTATTTAACAGCGTACTGGATGCACGTATAGCCACAACGCTGGCACTTGCCGAAGAAATGGAAATCAAGCGCGACCACCACGACACCGATTCGCTGATGTTCGGCATATATGACGGATTTGCTTGGGAATGCCGCCACGCCGCCAAAGAATTCCGGTCAATCAAAACCATGTTCAACGACATTTTTAAACCGGTTCCTGATGTGGATATTATGCCAATCGAAGCATTGCGCATTGATGATGCACGTTATGAGATGCAGCAGGAACGAGCATTTGAAAAGTATTTACGTGACGATGCACGGGCTGATTTTGATAATGAATAACCAAACTAACAAATCATGGCAAACGAAATAGCTAAATGGCAACCGCCGACATTGGCAGAATTGACCACCGATATCGAAAAAGCAGCCCAAAATGATGTACTGAACATCGCGCTCAACCTTGAACCGCCGCCATCTTGGGTGAAGGAAAACGAATTTGTCAAGGTCAAAGTAAATGGCAAATCAGAACTGCTTAAATATATCCCCATCGACAAACAACGCCTTATAGCAAAGCGGATATTCGGAATAGTAAAGGTAGAAATATTGCGCGAAGCGGTAATGTTTCATTCGATATGCGTAACGGTAAGATTGCATTATACGCACCCGTTGACCGGGCAAGAACTATTTATGGATGGCATTGGTGCGGTAGCTGTTCAAACTGATAGTGGGTCAAGCGCATCGGATTTAAGCAAAATAAAAAACGATTCAGTCATGAAAGCCGCACCCGCTGCTGCAACATACGCAGAAAAAAACGCTTACGATAAAATAGGTCGCGTTTTCGGTGGTGAAATTCAAAAAGACGCTATACAGTATAACGCCGATATGTCAAGTTTTGCGAAAGAGTTTTACGGGGAGAAGCCAACGGACGAGGATTGGAAGGATTTGTCCGAATTGCTTAACCTGAAAACAGACAGCCTATCGCCCACAGAGTTAACAGACGCACAACGGATTATCAGCAAAAAAGAATCTAACAGTTTCAAAAAATTGCAAACACTTTTTAAAAACAAATAACCATTAGCAAAATTCAGAAAATCCAAATTTAGAACTTCAAAGCTATTGACCTGTTTACCGCAGATTTCATCGCCAGGACAGCAATAGTAACCGCAGGAGAAATTGAATACAGATTAATCGAAAATTAATTTTAAAAGCCGTCCGAATAACTGATATTCGGACGGCACAAAATAAAACTAATGCCAATAAATAACTTAGAAATTCGCATAGGCAACTTCACATCGTCAGGCATTGCCGACCTTATGACACTTGCAAAAAATGGTAAAGACTTTGGCGCACCTGCATTGTCCTACATTTACGATTGCAACATGGAACGCCGATTTGGCTTGCCAATATCGAGCGAAACAGATGCAGTACCAACAGAATGGGGTAACGCCTTAGAGCCTTTCGTTCATGAACTACTCCCTACCTCATACGAATATACATCGCAGATCACCGCAATACACCCTAAATTCGATTATTGGGCAGGTAGTGCGGATGGATTCAACAACAACGGAGAAAGGGCTGTATTTGACACTAAATGCCCCTTTACCAGAGCTTCGTTTCATGGGCTTGTTATGCCTTTGGTTTGCGGGATGACGGGTATTGATGCCATGAACGCGATACGGTTCGGATTCGAGTACGAAACATGCAAGTTCAATAAACATAAACAGGGGGAACAATATTATTGGCAGTTGGTAAGTAATTCCGTTATCAACAATTGCGACTATGCTGAACTGATTGTGTTTATGCCATATCGCTCCGAACTACTCACAATCATGCCGATAATAACCGAGATCCCCAAATTGCGGTATATCGGCGATAGAGTGCCATTTATTGAGGATGGCGGTATGTTTAAGAACCTGAATATTATCAGATTCCGCGTTCCTGATGCCGACAAACAATTACTAACGGAAACGGTTGAATCCGCCGCCCAATTGCTTATCAAAAGAAACTAATCAAACATGAACGCAGATACCCCAATTAACGAAGTCCTGCTGTTCGGCGAATGGCGTTATGCACATCCGGAAGTAGTGGAACATCTGAACACTTTAGATGAACGGTATAAGAAGCTGTGCCAAGCTAATTTCGCGGCACTCGAAGCGGATAGACGTTACAGACTTCACCCAACGTTCTTTAACAAACACAGACGTAACATGCGGATTAAAGATGTCATAAACATCATTTCAGGCACTCGTGAACTTTTTAAATAACTGATGGTAGCTATATACTTATTTACCAAACTGATATGACCACCCCATTAGAACGCATAATGTACGCCACGCATAGGCTGATTCGAGCCGAAAGATTAGCGATGGAATGTTCTACTCCGAAACGTGCAGCGGCAGTTACTAAGCGTAAAAACGAATTGGTCGAACTGTGCAAACGCGAACTCTGGATGGCTAAATTCAGTCAGCAGTATTTGTTTAAATAAATTTGGATAATCGGAAAATAATAACTACTTTTACAAAGCGACAAAATTAAAAAGTATGTTATTTCCTTAACAACATTTAATGTACATTGGGGGGCGTATAACATACGTGTTTTTGAGTTTGTCGCTATTCTCTGCCCCCCAATTTCTTTTCTTTCAAAATAGCTGTGATGAAATATTTCCTGCACGACTGTAATGCGTTTCAAGACGAAAAAATAACCGAATTGTATATGCAATTTGGCTATGAGGGGATTGGTCTGTTTTTTACGACATTAGAAAAGCTTGCAAATCAAGAAAAACCCCTAAAAACTTCTGTACTGAAAACCCAATTAAATGTTGGTAAAAAGTTGGAGAAATGCTGGAAGTTTATGGAAAGTATCGGGCTACTTTCATCAAACAATGGTGAAACTTTCAACAAACAATTACTAAACTACGCAGGAAAATATAAATCTAAAAATGAAAAAAATGCAAAGAGGGTTGCACAATGGCGTGAAAATCAATCACTTACAGAAAATGTAACGCATTACGAAAGCATTACGTTACCATTACGTAATGCAGACAAAGTAAAGGAAAGTAAAGTAAAGGAAAGTAAAGTAAAGGAAAGTAAAGTAAAGGAAAGTAAAGTATTTACGCCACCAACAATTTTTGATGTTATTGCCTATTTTAAAGAAAATGGATTTACCGAACCGTTAGCCCGTAGAGCCTTTACTCATTACAATTGTGCTAATTGGTGTGATTCAAAAGGGAATAAGGTTATTTCATGGAAGCAAAAAATGCATACAGTTTGGATGACTGACGAAAACAGATTGCCCGAACAAAATACAGAACTTAGCCCACTTAATCAACCGCAACTATAACCCATGATTAACCCCGAAATCATACTGGAAGTAAAACAGAAAGCGCACGTTTTCGATATTATTCCGCTTCATGTACAAATGAAGCGTGCGGGAAAGGATTTAGTTTCTAAATGCCCCTTCCATGATGAAAATACGCCATCATTCAAACTTAATAACAGGGACAATTATTTTAAATGTTTTGGTTGTAATGCCGGTGGCGATGTGATTGAGTTCCTGATGAAATACAAGCATTGGGGCTACATGGAATCTATCAGATATTTGGCGAACCATTACGGAATTGAATTTACAGAGGATACACCGCGAGAAAAAAAGGTTTACACAAAGCCTACACCACGCACCGATAATCTAAGTCGGCAGGCGATAGCTGTGTTCGCCAACAGGGGTATAAGCGAGAAAACTCTGAACGACATGAAGGTGACGGGATGCACCACATGGATGCCCAAGGGGAAGGATAACACCGATGCGATTTGCTTCAACTACTTTCGGGACGGGAAACTTATCAACATCAAGTTCAGGGCGGTAGCCGAAAAAGACTTCATGATGGCGAAGGATGCCGAACTGCTTCTCTACAACATCGACAGCCTGAAAGGTCAGAAGTCGTGTTGCATCGTGGAGGGGGAAATAGACACATTGACGTTGTACGAATGTGGATTTAAATCGGTTGTATCAGTACCTAATGGGGCATCGGGAAGGAACTTAGAATACCTTGATGACTACATGAATATTTTTGATTTTATGGATAAGGTATATATTTTCACAGATAATGATCCACCAGGAACTGAATTAAAAAATGAACTTGCAAGGCGAATTGGGTTTGAAAAATGTTTGCAAGTATCACACTTACCCGATTGCAAGGATGCGAATGAAATACTTACCAAATACAATAAAAAAACAGTTCAGGAAGCTATAAAACATTCAATCGAATTTCCGCACGAAGGGGTATATTCGTTATCCGATTTAGGCAGTAAAGTTTATGATTTTTACAATGTCGGTTATCCAAAAGGTGTAGGAATAGGGATAAATTCGTTTGACGAACACCTAACATTCAGGCTTGGTCAATGGACAACAGTAACGGGTATTCCCTCACATGGTAAATCAGAATTTGTAAATCTTATTTTGGCTAAACTATGCGAGTTACATGGATGGAAATCGGGGATATGTTCATTCGAAAATGATGTAGCAATACACATAACTCAATTGCAGGAAAAAATTGTAGGCAAGTCATTCAATCCAATAAAAGACCAACAACCACACGAACGCATGAATCCTGATGAATTTTCATGGTCATTGGATTACATACATAATAACTTTTTTTTCATAAAAACCAATGAAATAGACGTTACAATTGATGGCATTTTAAACAAGGCAGCAGAATTGGTAAAACGTAAAGGGATTAAGGTGTTTCTTATTGACCCATGGAATTATATTGAGTTTCAGCATACTGGCGAAACGGAAACAATCTACATAAGTAAGACGCTCACGAAAATTAGTAACTTCTGCACAAAATACGGGGTACATATTTTCCTGATTGCGCACCCGACAAAAATGCCACGGGTGAATGGCAAATATGAAATACCCGGTCTTTACAATATTTCGGGTTCTGCGCATTTCAAAAATAAGACTTTTAATGGTATCGTGGTTTATCGCGATTTTGTTAAAATGACAACAGAAATAATAATTGAAAAGGTAAAATATTTTTGGCTCGGTAAAATGGGAACAGTTGAATTCACTTACAATATGAACACGCGACAATATGAACCATCGTTACCTAATGCTTTTGAACCACCTCCTACTTTACCGTCACCACCCAAAGGCTTCCAAACGCCACGGTTACCATACAAAGACGAAGAATTTTAATAATAAACAAGGTAGTAATCACCATAAAAAATTATGACACAGAAAGCACGAAAATTTGAATGGTGCGCAGATTTTAAAATGATTCGCCGCCACGAACGATGGGAAAAAGAGCAAATCGCAAAAAGCAAAACCAAGTATAGCGCGGAACAAGTTGAAAAAATGAAACGATTTTTAAAAATCAGCTAACACCGAATTTCGACATTTGCCAACAGCGCATTGTAGAGGCAGAAAAACAAAAACGGGAATCATTATTCTAAGTGAAGATTAACGAGGTCAGCGAGTAGCTGATTGAGGAAATCGGAACAAAATACAGGAACATTTTAACCACATAAAATCAAACCATCATGAAAAATATGTTCGATAGTCCTGAATCATTCCAAGCATATGCTACCATAGAAGCAGGTATATGGATGATGTCAGAAATTCAAAAGGAATGGAATAAAAAACGAAGTCCTATCGAGAAAGCAATTGATGACGTAACAAGATTTGGGAGAGATCAAGATATAATGTGGTCAGAAAAGGTAGTTTCAGTTATCGAAGATATTATTGTTGCTAAGAAGTTTATTGGGATGGATTTTGATGCCGACCAAAACCTTCTTGACAGGACTAAAGAGCATATAAAACTTATAAAACCAGTGTAGGTTACAGAGATCAGCCAACGTAGTGCTGATTGAGGAAATCGGAACAAAATACAGGAACATTTAAATAGCATTTCACTAACACATAAAAAAACAACCAACCATGAAAAAAAACCAAGAGTATTTAGAGTTTCTTGAAACTAAACGTAAAACGCATCAGGATAGCGGATTTACCCCCGCATTTACTGACTGGGGATGGCTATATCCGTTTCAGAGTTTTTGCGTAACAATGGCACTTAAAAAAGGACGTTTCGCACTATTCGAGGATTGCGGATTAGGTAAGACAAGGCAGCAACTTACATGGGCATCCGAAGTGGTACGGCATACAGGTAAACCTGTGTTAATCCTTGCGCCTTTAGCGGTAGTCGGGCAAACTATTGAGGAATCAAATGTAATCGGGATTGAGTGCATTGATATGGAAGAATGGGATGAAAAAACAACCATTTACATCACCAATTACGAGCAACTGGATAACATTGATTGCTCTATGTTTTCGGGCGTGGTGCTGGACGAAAGTTCAATTTTGAAAAACTTTGAGGGCGCATACCGCAATCTGATAATTGACAACTTTGCCAATACCCCTTATAAACTTTGCTGCACCGCTACACCATCCCCTAATGATCCGATGGAATTAGGCAATCATAGCGAGTTCCTGAATGTTATGGGGCGTAATGAAATGCTTGCCATGTACTTTGTTCACGATGGCGGGGAAACGTCTAAATGGCGTTTAAAGGGGCATTGTGAGAAGCTATTTTGGCAATGGGTATCGTCATGGGCTATTATGCTATGTAAACCGTCTGATATTGGTTTTAGCGATGAAGGGTACATTTTACCCGCATTAGAAACGACTGAAAAAATCATTGTTACGCCCAAAAAGGATAATGGGCAACTGTTCAATGATATGGCAATTTCAGCAACAAACCACAATGCCGAATTACGCATTACAAAGATTGCCCGACTTGATGAAGTGGTAAGCATCCTTACAGCGCACACAGATGAAAGTTTTATCATTTGGGTGAAGCAAAACGAGGAAGGCGAAACGCTGCGTAAAATGATGGGTGATGCGGGGTTAAAAGACTTTTTCGAGGTCAAAGGTTCGGATGATAACCATTACAAAAAAGCGAAGTTGCTAGGGTTTGGGAAGAATGAATTTAAATACCTGATTTCCAAAACTAAGATAGCGGCAATGGGCATGAATTTCCAAAATTGCCACAACATGATATTTGCCAGTCCTGATTTCAGTTTCGAGGGAATATATCAGGCACTCCGCAGGGAATTACGATTTGGGCAGAAAAACACCGTTAACGCATGGTTTATCAGTACCGATACCATGAGCAATATCATTTCAGTTTTCAACCGTAAACAGCAACAATTCAACACCATGCAAAAAGAAATGCAGGAAGCCATGAACGTGGCATTTATTGAAAAAGAAAAGAGCGAGCGCAAACATCGTGTATTTGAAACTGCAAATGCCCATATTGAACTAGGTGATAGCGTACAACTGATAACTACCATCCCCGATGAAAGTATAGGGTTTTCGGTATTCAGTCCCCCATTCGCAGACCTATACACATACTCCGATGAATTAGAGGATATGGGTAACAGTAAGGATTATAACGAGTTCCTTTTTGCGTTCCGTATTCTTGCAAAAGAACTGTATCGGGTGCTTATGTCAGGCAGGAATGTATCAATCCATTGCATGGACTTACCGATACAAAAAGGCAAAGAGGGGTTTATCGGTTTGCGTGACTTTAGCAACATGATCCGTGAAACATTCGAGGCAGTAGGTTTTATCTACCATTCCCGTGTTACCCTGTGGAAAGACCCTGTGACAGAAATGCAACGTACTAAGGCGTTAGGGTTATTGCATAAGCAGGTGAAAAAGGACAGCACTATGAGCCGTGTCGGGTTGCCTGATTACGTGCTTATATTCCGCAAGGATGGCGAAAGGGCTAATCCGGTGCATTGCGGCATTTCGGTTGATATGTGGCAGAAATATGCCAGCCCCATTTGGATGGATATTGACTACGGTAACACACTGAATAAAATGGAAGCAAGGGATGAACGTGACGAAAAGCATATTTGTCCTTTACAACTTGATACCATTGAACGCCTGATTACACTTTATAGTAATGAGGGCGATACGGTTTTTACTCCGTTTTTGGGTATCGGGAGTGAAGTGTATCAGGCATTAAAGATGAACCGTAAAGGCATCGGGTTTGAATTGAAAACAAGCTATTTCGATGTGGCTTGTCAAAATATAACCGCAGCCGAAAAAGCGAAAGCACAATTAGCATTATTCTAAGTGTAGATTAACGAGGTCAGCGAGTAGCTGATTGAGAAAAACGGAACAAAATACAGGAAAATATGAACAGAACCTCACTAAAAGGACTACTTGATAGATCAGCTAAAGGAGTAACCATCTCCGACAGTAAAATATTGCCTAATTCTCCAAAGGCATCTAAGTATAAAAATACCAAGTGTGAATTTGGTGGATATACCTTTGACTCTATAAAGGAGATGAATAGGTACAAGGATTTATACAACCTACAACGGTCCGGACACATCAAGTATCTACTACTCCAGGTACCATTCCTTCTTATACCTAAATCAAAAGGACAAAAGAAGTGTTCCTATGTAGCAGACTTTGTTTACATAAACTATCAAGGAATAATGGTAGTAGAAGATGTAAAACCGTTCTCCAAAAAGAAGAATAAGTACCTTCTTACAGCAATATTTATCATGAAACAAAAACTAATGTTAGAAAGACACAACATAGAAATCAGCCTGCATTAGTTCCGATTTTCATGCTAATTTCTATCGAAATCACCACTCAAATCGTTCACAACCAAAAAAACAAATATGGAACTAAAAGACGCAAAAATCACACTGTTAGTCGGCGAAAGGCAAGTAACCATAACTCTACATGATGGGGAATCAGGAACTACATTTGCCGAAATAACGCTTACCCCCGACCAACTGTCATCTGCATTGTCAATGATTGGGCATACCCCATGCAAGATCCAATTGTTTGGTTTAGACCGCGTAAACAAAAAACTCGAAATAGATAATTTCAGGTTTGAAATACCAAAGGAAAAACCAACGAATGATCAATTGCTTTGGTTGTGCAAGAAAGCATTAAAAGAAAGCCGGAAGCAAGATTGGACACCCGATGATTATCGGAATAGCCAAACGACATTTGTCAGTGTCGGAAACAAGAACTACGCGCAAACCACTATTAGAAGGTGGGTATAACCAAGTTAAAACTCCCGCCAAGGACGGGTTAATAATACAAATGGAAAAGACGTTAGGTAATACAACAGCAAGTCAGGCAAAGTAGTTTCCCGTAGGCTTGAAATTTAACTCAAAGCGTAGGTTTGGGGAGCAACCTTAACGGTCATTCCCTAAATCGAAGCAAAATACAAGGACAACAAAATAAAAAACAACCACAAATGAAACATTTTTTAGTAATAGATACGGAAACTACGGGAATACCCAACGACACAGCATACAGGTTCCCCCCTACATATTTAGAGGAATGGTGTATAAGGGCTATACAGGTAGCGTGGCAGGTATATGATGAGAGAGGAAAACTACTTGAAGAATACTGCAACCTGATTAAGCCCGTAGGATTTGAAGTACCCAATCAAGACTTTTGGATAAAGCACAACCTTACCCAAGAGAGGTGCCTGAAAGAAGGGGTAGACCTTTTACAAGCAACAAAAGCCTTTATAGACGTAGTAAGCCGGTACGACAACATAGCATGGGTAGGTCATAACGCTGCCTTTGATAAGGCAATATGGGGGTCAGAACTCGTAAGAGCCGGAGCCATAGAAAAGGGTTTAGACCCCATGAAGCTATCCATAGCAGAAAGAGCCTCTTACATGCTCAAAACAGGCAAGAAACTCGATGCCTATTGTACCCTGCGGGGAACAATGAATTGGATCAAACTACCAAGCAAAAACGGGGGATTTGAGTATAAGTTTCCACGCTTAGAAGAAACGTATTCATGGTGCTTTCCGGGCGAAGTACCCATACAAGCTCATGACGCATTGGGAGATGTAAAAGCAACTGCCCGTATCTTCTTTGAGTGCTTGAAAAAGGGCTACATGGAACTCAAACAACCAGCACCATCACTTTAAAATAGGGTTCTCACCAAGATAAAACACGACAATGACAAACACAACATTCACCACCATCCAGGAAATAGTCGCCAACGAACTCAACATCGAAAAAACAGCGATAGCCCGTCATATCTTGGAATGCAGGCACGAAGAACAACTTTCGGTAGTGGAACCCATGATAGAGAATTTCGCACGCTTATACCACTCCCCTGAAGCAGATGCAGCGGCAAAGTATCTGTTTTGGCTTATGGAACAGAGGCGTAGGCTTATTGTTCATCTTTATTATATTATTGGTGTATGCGAGTTAGGATAGAGCCGGAAGGTAAGGCAGCCATATTGTCGGCAGGTATCGTACTGATTATTTTATTTGCCCTGATTTTCTTTCTCGTCTGTATTCTGTCCTGATTTTTATTCAACCAAAACAACCAATTTAACAATGAAACACATAATCAAAAAGTACGCCAGCCGGATCATTGACCACCTGGAGGTGAAAAGAAAGCCCACCCCCGCGATAAATCACAGGTTATCCATCATCGAAGACTTTAACTCCATAGACAGCTTTATTTCCGACAATGAAGGAGAAGAAGCATACAGAGATGCAGACCGGCAGATAAAAGAATTCAGGAAGATTTACCCCCATCCTGATAATTACTACCTTGTAAGCAGGTTAGAATATAGCCTGATGAATAAGAAGCAAGGAACAGCATTAGAGAAGGCATGTAGCCCCATTGCTGTAAGAGAGAAGGCATGTAGCCAATTTGATTACCTTGTTTCTCTTATGGCTAAATTCAGACATTACCCAGCAGATGAAGTAGCAGCACTCGTAGATTGTTATAAGGTATCATTCCCACAAGATGAATATTCAACACTACGGAATAGGCTCGATCATAAATTACAAGAATATTCTAAACCCCATCCATTGCTCAAATCGTAATGGCACTATCTACGATAGCACCCTTACAATTTTTCGCTTAGACAACCAAAAACCATCTACCTTTTGAAGCCGGACTATTTTAGTTCGGCTTTTTTATTGCACAAAAAAAGCGCATATCTAAGATGTGCGCCAAAATCGGATTTTACCCCGGTTGTTAGTTAGTTAAAGTGTAGCCAAAGGATAGATATACCTAATGCTATACATACTATGTAAAGTATTTCGTTTTCATGTTTACTCAAAAAAGTTTTCAGCATTGCTCCCGTTTTGGTACAAATAGAAATCGCATTTGCGGCGGCGGACTACCCCAGGAGATACTTGAAGCTCGCCGTCTATTCTTACTTTTGTCCACATATTAAATGCAGCCTCTACGCCATCGAAGTTGGTAGGATCGGCAATGATGACCTTCTTTAGTGTTGAACCGTCAAAGGCTCCCTGCCCCTCTTGGTAGCAGAAATCCCCGACTGCATCAAACATACCCTGTGTTACTGTGTCCGGCAATACGGCTGTAAGGTGGCTTTGTAGTCCGGCTGAATGTGCGTTGACATATTGACATGCTTGTTCGTAGGTGCATGCATCCCCCTCTTTTACTGTGGTGCCATCAGGATAATAGACAGTTCCCATGCCTATTGTCCATACTCCATGTTGGTCTTGGTAAGCAGTTAGTTTAAGCCCTTCTATGGCTCTTACTAAATCAAAAAAGTTCTGCGAAAATTGCATGTTATAACCGTTTTTTGTAGATAATCCTTTGGTTCCTGATTACTAAAAGTATCTGTGTGTTCTGTGAGGCAAAGGTAATGGCTGATTCATCGTCATCAAAAAATAATTCATAGCCATCATCCGCCGTAGTGATTTCGTACATGTCCTTTCTTTATATGAATTTGGGTACGTCATCGTGGTAGTCCGTATCCTCGCTATCTGACTTTACCACGTCCTTCGCTACACTGAAAAACATAATAAGCAGAAATAAAGTTACACAACCGCCGTAAAATGATGCTAAAATGTACTCCCAATTCATGATACAAATATAGTTGTTTCGATTTAAAATGCCGACTTTGCAAGTTGACCTTTTAAACCTTCAACTTCGACAATTTATGCTTTTACTTTTGCCCTTATTGATGTCTGTGCCAGCTTGTAAATAATCAATACCAATGCAAGGATTACCAAACCTTCACCGACAGCCCAATTTAAGTGAGATTTGGCATTCTCTTGGCATTTGGTCAACTCGGTGATGCATTTGCTTAGCCTATCGCGTAATAGGCTCAATTCGGCTGTATCTACCTTTGTTATGGTATCTGTTATTTTTACTGTGTCTGTCCGGTGGAATGTCCTGTTGATCCTGACGGTATCATAAACAAGCATTGTGGTATTGACCATTTGCGTATCATGAACTTGCTGTGTGTCTGTTTGTACTGTCGGAATGCCCGGTAGGTACTTAGTATGCTCCACTACTTTGAACCTGACAGGATACCATGCGTTTGCAAGACTATCGCACACTTCTTTGTGGTGGTTGTGGAACTTAGTGGCTTGATTGTAATAGTGGCTCGTAGTGCAGCCGGTAAGAATAAAAAGCGATAATGCTATGATGTATTTCATGGTGCAAAGATAATTAAAAAAAGCCACCTGTTATAGATGGCTTTTTTGCATTGAGTGAGAGATTCTTTTAGCTTGGTAGTTGGTTTGCTTCATTGACCAATGGCGCCAGGGCGATTGATGCCAGCATACCTACTACGGTGCCGCATGAGTTGGCCAGTGTCTGTGCTTCGTTAATAAGTGCTAATGCTTCGTCTTTTTTCAATAGACTTGGCAGGTCTTTCTTCAGTTCTGCGATAATCGTGTTCGCTGTTGTAATGTTGCTCATAATTTTTGGTTTTTGA